CTCTGTGTAAGTTGTAGCCTCCTGAGAGGTAACAAGAATTTTGTTCGCCTCTGTGTCAAGAACTGTAAGGCCGTTATCAAAGACCCGATCTCCAAGTGTTGCCATAACGGCCTCCTGTTAAGTTTGCATATGCTCTCTTACTTTACATCATATTTCATTATTATGCTAGACATCACGAAACTCTCCAAACTGCCCTGACCTTCCGAGAAATAACAGTTTGATCGCCAAAACTGTAAGTAAATGAAGCGCCTTCATATCTAATTAAATTGTAATCGTTTGTTTTTGAAGCTAATAGATTTATAATAGATGAGAGCCCACCGTCAAAACCGCCGCCACCTCCTTCGGAATAAGGCCCAGTTATTATTGTGCCCGTCACAATATCATCGACACTGTATTGTGTGGTTCCGCCCAAAATGGAAGTATATGAAGCCGCACCCTGACCGCCAGTTCCGCCTTGGTAAGTGCCACCAGTCGATACTCCGCCAGCTCCAAAAGTTTCCACAACAAAATATGTATCAACAGTTTCAGCAGATAAATCAATTGTTTGAGTTACAACCTGTCCAGCGCTACCCCCGCCACCAGCGAGACCACCGCTATCAAACCAGCCACTATCATCTCCGCCAGCGCCGCCGCCACCAGCGCCCCAGCTACTTCCCGCATTAGAACCATCGTTATTCGCAGACCCCCCAGCGCCGCCGTTTCCAAAATCAGTTGCTTGACCAGCACCGCCTGTTAAATAGCCGTGGCCGTTGGCGTTTAGTCCACCCTGACCTCCAGATGCAGTAATGGTTGCTAATATAGTGCCAGTTGTTGATCCACGGCGAAGCCTGACAGTTGTTGTTCCTCCAGAATTATTCCGTCCACTTGAACCGCCATCATCTAAACCGAAGCCACCAGCGCCGCCGCCGCCGTAGACTGTGACCGTTACCTCATCATTTAGCCCAATATTGTCCCAGTTATTAAGATCATTTGGCGTAACTGAATTTGTGCCGCCGCTTGTTGATCCGCCAGTCAAAAATAATGGATTAAAAACCTTTAATTGCTGATTATTTTTAGCAATAAATCCACTAATTCTATTGGTTCCTGCGTCATTAAAAGTAGATGTTACTGAATTTTCATACCCTAAAGAGCCACCACCTAAATCAGTTCTCGCAAGGAAAAATCCATTTTCTGCATAAGAAGATTGGCTGGTGCGACCACCCAGAAAACCCGCTCCTCCGGCCTCAAGCCGCAAAGTGTCCTCAATAGTAAGATTTTCAATAGTCACTAAGGAAGCGTCAAGGGTTCCAGCCCTAATCATATCAGCGGTAATGGTGCCATCGACTAAAAGATTTCCGTCAATAACCTGAGTTTGATGGTTCCAATTGGTGCCATCATAAATCCAAACTCTTTGCTCAAGCGTTGTTTCATCAGTAAACCAAGCCTGATCGTATTCCACTGGTGTGCTGACATCTGCTGTAAATAGGGTATTGATAGCGCTGCTAGTTGCTGTAATTGCTGGCATATTTGCAGATGTCAGATTGATTATCCATTGCCCAGCACCACGATCACCTGTGCCTCCAGCAATGCCAATAACAACAGGAGTAGACCATTCATTTGCTGCAATGGTATCTGTGGAGCCGTTCCCATATGCAACGGCAGTAATTGACCAAAGATATTCACCAGATGTCAAAGTTGGAGCGCCCTGTGTCCAACCATTGTCAGTTGCCGTTAAAGAGCCGCTGGAAAAAGTGTATGTTTCAGAAGTTGTTGGTTTATCTGGAACGCTTGTGCTGCTAGTTTTTTTGAAAAGAGAAACTGTTGCACTATTATTGCCATCCGCTCCGTCTTCTCCAGAAAACGATGTTTTGACCGCTGCGGAAAATTCAGATGCAGGAATGCTGTCTGTTGTTGTGTTTGAATAAGCGGATGCAGTTTTTACCCATAGATATTGCCCTGTGGACAATGCAGGGACAGATGTTGACCATGAACCAAGAGTTCCTCCCGAAAGAACCCCTGTTGAGTATGTATAGGTAAAGGTTCCAGAAGGGTTTGATGGCGCAGTAGCTCCAGCCGCATAGATGAAAACCTGCGCCGTAGTAAATCCATTTGGGCCGGACACTTCCGCGATTGTGGTGGCGCTTCTGGTGCTTGTATAGGAAGACGCATTGCCCGAGAAATCAACGGCCCTGATCTTATAGGTATAAGTCGTTTCATGGTCCCTATCGCTGTCAACAAAAGTTGTTCCTGAGCTGTTTCCTATTACAGTCGTAACACCACTGACAACTCGCGCAATTTCAACATATCTTAAATCCGCATCGCTTGGATTTACCCAATTCAAAATGACCTGCTGATACCCACCAACAGCAGTGAAATTAGAATAATTCGGGGTTGATGGAGCTATTGTATCACCACCAATTACAGCAGATGTGGCCGATTTATATGAGCCCAATTTGTTTCCACGGCTCGTTATCGCCCTGACCCGGACGTTATATTGCTGACCCACAATCGCGGGTTCAATAAGAAATGTTGTTTCATCGGTTGTAGATGTTTGATAATTTGTTGCACCGGATGTTTTATATCCAATCTCATAAGACGTTACCTGCCCGTTTGCAGGGGCCGTCCATGAAACTGCCAAGCTATTAAGAGCAGTGCCATCGCCCTGAATTACCGCAGTCCCACTAGAGAGATTTAATGTGGATATAGCCAATCCAGCGTATATATCGTCTAATGAAGTGTTGTTTGACGTTATGGCATTATATTCATCCTCTGAAACACTCCATTGGTATGCTGTGGATGATGTTTCCTGCAAGGTCATCTCGATTTCAAGCGGAGAACCGTCTGCGCTACTGGACTTCCATGCCTTGACCATAAATATTTTGTCAGTCCATCCATAGCGATCCATTGTCAGCTTGATGGTATCACCCACTTGAAGCTGATAAGCTCTTGCGGAAAACTTGGCAGTTAATGTTATTTGCTCACGACTGGTATATAGGACTTGCTTTGCCAGTCGTTGAGCCGCCGCTGATTTTGTAACCAATGGAAGCTGAAGGTCCAACACACTTTCAATATTGTTGTCCTCTGACATATCAGCCAATTGGACCTGTGAAAATTCAGTTGCAATCCACCTATTATCTTTATCGTTAAAGGTTCCCCTTACTGTATTTACCAGATCGCGCCGTGAATGCCTTGTTTGGATGCTTATTGAGCTTCTCACATCATCGAGAGTAAATGCGTTTGATATTGTTGGTTCATGATAAGCTCCAGCAAGCATCCTGAATTTGCCTTGAGCCCAGAACAAAGTCCCATTGAATGTTTGAATTATGGAATTTAGATTGCTTATCTTTGTCTTGCCAGTATTTAATGACCCATCAATGCTGAATGAATTTTCCTCTGCTCCAACAATTCCAGTATTTGCGCAATCATTCGCCGCTGTAGCAACCATGTCATCATCAATTTGATCCTGAAACGCATTGACGCCCTGATTGCTGGTCAAATAATCCCTCATAACAAGGGCCGGATTATCTGAATACTGCCAAGTCGATGGTGTTGCTGTCCTGTGAGTGCTTACTCCAAGTGAGCTATTATAGGCAGAGCTTGTGCTGTCCTTCCTTGGGTCATAAACTTTTTTGCCTTTTACAACGGACGTTATTAGGGGCATCCCGCTCTGGAAGACATCACTATCATATTCAAGCCTCACATAAAGACAGGCAACGCCCTGACCTTTGAATGTAGATGTCCAATTTTCAGGCTTGTTGTTTAAGCTGCCCAAGGATGAATAGATATTTTGATTGCTGGCACCAGTAAATTTTTTGATTAGGATTTTGCTAGACCAGTCTTGAGAGGTAACAAACCCGTCAGCATCAATCGTTGCCACCTTGTCATTAATATAAATATCACCGATTTCCTCAACTTCGTGCATAGCAAGTGTAAGAAAGTAATGATAAAATTTGCCATCGCCAGTTGTTTCGTGATAGGTCTTTGTGCCACCTTTTCGGATTTCACCATATACAATGTCTGCTGCGCCTATTGGGTCAATGGTTGTTTGCAGATTTGAACCAGCAGATGAGAAATCAGGCTTGGGCGTTAATGCACTAGCAATAACAGTTGAGGCAAGTGTGAAAACTAAATTTCCAACGAAAAGCTGCCCCGCAGTCAGAGTTGCGGCTGTTGATCCAGAAAATAAAAGAAGTGCTGTTTGAGCGCCCATTAGATTAACCTCTTTGCATAGACATTTTCAACATGGTCGAACCCCAGCCTTCGGAGCAATATGTCAAACGGCCTGTGTAACTTTGTGTTTATGAATACCATAGAAATGCCGTCCTGCGCCAGACAATCCAAGGCAAACTTAATTAATTTACTGGCTGTAAAGCCCTTGCGATATTCGGGATGGAGAAAAATTACGTCATTATTGGCGTAAATATGATCTGCATAATGCAGCGATCTAGTAACCAAAACTGCAAAATATCCGAC